AAATTTTTCCTGTTTTCATTTATTTATAGATTTATTAATGCTCTGTTCGAACATATACCACCCCCAGAACAATGCGTAACTTTATAAATCTTCAATAAAATAAATATAGAGCCTTAATTATCAACAAGTTAGACGTATTTTATAACTTCGATCCAAAAAAACGACGGGTAAAAACCCTTAACATTTATGTAACATTTATAGTACAGACAGGCTTTAATAACTCTAGGCTTTGAAACATAAATGTAACATAGGACCAGAGCAGGCTTCAATAATGGGTGTTTTCGAGGGTGTTTTACCCTCTTTTTTTTGCTCTTTTCGTAAAATAAATATTCGTAATTTCTTCTATATACATATTATTTGGTATATTTGCAGTATAAAAACATTCCAAATATGACAAAGGTAATACATGTACATTTGATAGTAGGATTAGATGGCGTAAAGCGTAAAGATTGGTACTTTGGAAGCATTAGCGCAGTGTTTGAAGTATTTACGCCTCAACAGATAGGTTTTACTAAGAATTATTTGCTCCACGCAGGCTTATCTGGAGGAGGCACAGTAGTTAGCAAACGTGCTATAATTCAGCAAAATAGGCTTATTACGTGCAAGAGAAAAGGAAGTAACACAGAGTGAATAAAAGAGGCTTAAAACGCAATTAAAAGCGTATTTAAACGATATTCGAATAAAGGTGGCATTTTGCTGCCTTTTTTTGGTGGTTTTTTGGCTAAAAATGTAGTTAGGGGGACAGTTAGGGGGACAGTTTAGGGGGACAAAATAAAAAGTTTAGGGGGACAAAACTCTGCAAAATACCCCCTAATAGGGGGAGGGGGTAAATACCACTTTCAAAGATAATCTAAGCAAATACATACATATAGGGGGGGGCATAATACCCCCTTTTTATGCACTTTTGAAAAGTTTTCTATACTTGATTATCAATAATTTACAGGTATTTTGGGGTGTTCTAAAGGGTGTATTTTGTGGGGGCAAGGCATCTTTCAAAGAACAAAGCAAACGCTTCGTTATCCCATAGAACTTACATTTATATATCCTTTAATAAGCGCAAGGGCGTTAATTCTACCAAATTCTATATCTTTAGATGCATGCTCTGGGTTTTCTGATGCTAATGTAATGAATGGCTCTCCTTTCTCAGATTTTCTGATATATTTTACAACAACATAGTAATCTCCATCAATCTCATAGGATATAAGATACATTTCTCCGTAAAATAAGTCCTGAAGATTTAAAGGCATTTCTTTATACATGATGATATCACCAGGTTTTAGCTTTGGCATCATGGAATCACCCATAATTTTTATAGCTCCATCGCACTTTGGCATATCAGGTATCCTAATTGTATCTATCAAAAAATCGTTAGAAGATGGTCCTAGAATTTCTTTAATTCCTGCAGATGCCTTAAAATTGAATAAAGGAATATCCTGGACGTCTTCTTTTTTTTCAATATACTTAGGTTTGTGTGACTTCACAACCTCTAAGTTTGATAAATTGTTATTCTCTGGAGTTTCTTTGAGCATACTTCCTCTTCCTGTAAGAAGCCATTCGGCTGACAGATCAGGATATATAGTCAATATTTTAACTATCATGTCTCCTCCAAGTTGACTTTTGAGATTTTTTCCTTTGAAATTACTATCACTAATACCTGTAGCATCAAAGAAATCTACTTTTTTGATGCCTTTATATTCAAGAAAGGTAAAAATTTTCTCCTTTATGGTTAACTTTTCCTCCATTTTATTTGCGTGGTTAAAATTTTAACTATATCTTTGCAACGTGGTTATAAAATACCACGCCCCCAAAAATACAAAAAATATTAGATATACACATTAATATAAATAATAAAAAAATACAACGATGAAGAAATACATTTTAACATCTGAAAGCGAGAAAGAACGCTTAATGAAGATTTACAAAGTTTGTGAGAACACTTTAAGACGTGCATTAATGTTTGATGGAAAGCGTGGCTTTTCTGATGCTGCAAAAGCAATTAGACAAGATGCAATGCTACACGGAGGCATTTTGATGTGTGACGAGTGCAAAGCTATAGAGACATTTCACTTTAGCGATGGAACGATGATACAAGTTCTTCCTGGTGACAGAATTCTAACAGTGAAGAATAGAAAAGCAGAATTAAGAAAAGGTACAACGCTCTTAAAGACATTTGAGAGTGATTTGATTTCTGAAATAGAAAAGCTTCATGCCGAGATTCTTCCATGTTTGCCAAACTACAATAACGTAACTGTTTTATAAAATGATAGAATATTACAACGATAAACTTTGCATAGCGTCAAATGAGCTCGTTGAGCGAGGTCTTATTTCCTATGACAACTATAAAAAGATGGTTGCACGAAAAAAGTTTGTAGTTGTACGCCAAGGAAAAGGATTAGGAAACTACGCTTTAGTCGCTGTTGATAGTCTTCCATCTGATATGAAAGAAGCCGTTAGAGAATGGTATCCAAATATCGAGATTACACGCCTTGTAAAATGGATAAAAGATAACTACATCTACGATAGAAACGCTTACAATTTCTATTCAAACGAAGAGTTATGCGGTGCAAAGCTTTCACAAAAGCACATCTTAGAATATACGAATAATGCAAGCGTAATTCAATGTGCGATATCACTTTATAATAATGCAAAAGCGCAGCACCAAGTGATGGGTGAAAGATACGACTGGGAGATGATGACACAATGCCTTGATTTGATAAAAAAGGAATTTAATCACACGCTGCCTTCAAGTGTTATTCGCTTTAGAAAGAAAGTGAATGAATTTAAGAAGCAAGGCTATAAATGTTTAATAAGTGGCAAATTTGGTAATCAAAACACCAGACGTGTCGACTATAAAACAGAGCAATTGATTCTTGGTTTAGCTATACAGGGCAATCAGCCATTTGCAAAGCAAGTCTATGACATGTATATTTCTTTCGTTTGTGGCGAAATTGAAGCTTTCGATCCAACGACAGGTGAAATGTTTAACCCAGATGAATTTGTCGACAAAAAAGGTGAACCTAAAAAATTGAGCGAAGCAACCATAAACTTCTACATGAATAAACCTAATAATAAGGTTTTGATTGAGCATAAATTGAAGAGCTGGACCAGCTTTATGCATGAAAATGCGCCACACGTGCACCGTCATGCTCCAGAGTTCTCACTTTCAAAGGTGAGTTTCGACGATAGGGATTTACCACGTAAGCTAAAAGACACAAAACTTAGACCAAAAGCATATTATGCTTACGATGTCGCAAGTCAATGTGTAGTTGGATTTGCTTACAATCGCTATAAAACAACTGATATCGTAATAGAATGCTTTAGAAGTATGTTTAGACTACTTGATAGACACGGTTGGGGTACTCCTGCGCAAGTCGAGGTTGAAAATCACTTGATGACGCAATGGAAAGATAACTTCTTAAAAGCTGATGTGATGTTCCCATTTGTCCGTTTTTGCGCACCTCAAAACTCGCAAGAGAAGTATGCAGAACCAATGAACGGTGGAAAAAAGAAAGCAGTTGAACACCGCAACCACTTAGGCATTGGACGCTTTTATGGAAAAGGCAAATGGCGTACAGAAAGCAAGAAGATAAGCGATGCAAGTAATGACTCATACGAGGATAAAGAATATTACACTTGGGAGCAACTAATATTAGAGGATGCCTGCGACGTAATGGAATGGAATAATTCTTTACATCCAAACCAAAAGAAGTACAAAGGCATGACACGCTGGCAAGTTTTTGAGGCGAATATCAATCCGACGCTTCAACCAATTAATAAAGCAGTTTTAGCAAGATATATTGGTGAGAAGGTGGAAACAAGCATCAGAAGAAACAGCTATTGCAGGGTTGATCATCAAGACTGGTGGTTAAGTGATACAAGTGTTCTTGAAAAACTTGCGCCAAACAACATGAAGGTGGACGCTTATTACATTCCAGATGAAGAAGGTAAATACAATGAAGTGTTCATTTATCAAAATGATATGTTGGTTGATAAACTAGAAAATTTAGGAACATTCAACACAGCTGATGCAGAACAAACAGAAGAGGATAAAGCTATATTCTTGAAACAGCAAAAGAAGATTGCTTCTTTTAATAACTATCTAAAGAATAACGCTATTAGTCATGTAGGAGTATTGAAAGAAAGAGATAGCTATGTCGAAGAAGTAGAAGACCTCGAAGTAAAAACACCAATCTCCAATAATGATGAAGACTACAATAATTACTTAAGCAGCTCTTGGGTACAAGACTATGCAAAAAAAGGATTAGAAGACCATTAAACAACGTTCAAATAACATTTAAACTCTATTTAAAATGATTACAAATGACATAAAAACACGAATTATCGAAGCTATTAAAGCTAATCGTGAAAATTATCCAAGTGACGCAAAGCACGCAGCAGCACTAGGTATTAATACTGCAGTGTATAGCGCAGTGAAAAACGGACAAACCGATAAAGTTCTGAGTGATGCAAGTTGGATTGCCATTGCAAGAAGATTAGATGTTGAGTTGCGCTCAAAGATTGAGTGGAAAGCCGCTAAAACACCTACATATCTTTATATAATGGCACAACTAGAGTTCTCACAAAATTCTTGTACAAGTGGAATACTTTGCGACATTCCAAATATTGGAAAGACTTTTACAGCTCGCCTATACGCATCAAGTCACAAGAATGCAGTATATATCGATTGTTCGCAAGTAAAAACAAAGCTAAAACTAATTAGAAAGATAGCTAAAGAGTTTGGTGTAAATAGCAATGGACGATATAGCGACGTGTACGATGATCTTGTCTTCTATCTTCGCAGTATTGATCAACCTCTGATTATTTTAGATGAAGCAGGAGATTTGCAGTACGAAGCCTTCCTAGAACTTAAAGCTTTGTGGAACGCAACTGAACGCTGTTGCGCTTGGTATATGATGGGTGCAGACGGCTTAAAAGAAAAGATTAACCGCTCTATTGAATGCAAGAAAGTAGGTTATACTGAAATGCTTTCACGTTATGGTGATAGATATTCAAAAGTAACACCAGACGATGGAAAAGAAAGAGAGAAGTTTTTGCGAGAGCAAGCACACATTGTAGCAAAGCTAAACGCACCAGAGGGTACAGATGTAAAAGCAATAGTGTTGAAGACACAAGGAGGATTAAGACGTGTTTATACTGAAATAGAAAAATTAAGAACAATTTAAAAGTAAGTGAGATGAAAACATTTGAAATGGAAATGGAGAATTCTTTAAAGGGTATTTACGCAGAAGTAAAGCATACGAACAAAATGTTAGAGACAAGATTTGATAGTGATATTTCTTTTACGTCTCAGGAAAAGTTTGCAGAGCAAAGAAATTCAATGAAAAAGAAATCTACACACACGTTGATTAATTACGAGCAACGCAAGTATGAAGTTATGCAAGATATTTTTACAAACACCATTGTAAGAATGGTAGTAAAAACCGATGAGGTTGCAGACAAGTTTATAGAGAGGGCTTTGGAGTTCAGCGAAAAGGCTGCAGATAAGTTCATTGAACGATTAAAAGCTGGAGGTGAAAGAAGATGACAAAGCAAATAAGAGCGTACAATCCTCGTGAAGTTTCACAGAAGAAATATGAAGTTATCAAATGGAATGGACAATGGCGAGAATCATTTGGACGTCCAGTCATGAATGAAACTTGGTTTATCTCTGGAGCATCTGCGCAAGGTAAAAGTTCTTTTGTAATGCAATTAGCAAAAAAGCTTTGTGAATATGGAAAGACACTCTATGTAAGTGCAGAAGAAGGTATAAGGCAGTCGTTTCAACGAAGACTTGAGATGTTTGAGATGAACTCTGTTGGACGAAAATTAAGCATCATAGAAGACCCTGATATAAATCTATTGAAAGAAAGATTATCTAAGCCTAAAAGTCCTCGATTCATTATTATAGATAGCTTTCAGATGGCAAACTGGACCTACCAAGACGCTATGGAACTAATAGAAAAATTCAATAAGAAAAGCTTTATTTTCATTTCGCAAGAATATAAAAGCCGTCCGATGGGTGCAGATGCCGTTCGATTGAGATATGCTGCAGGCGTGAAAATTAGAGTGTCTGGCTTTATGGCACTTTGCTCTGGTCGTGAAAAGGAAACAGCAGGCGGTGGCGGATTTGTGGTATGGGACGAAGGAGCAATTCGATATGGAAATAAAATTGCAGTTGAAAAGAAAAACGAGATAGACAATGAAGAATGAAGAACAATCAAAGCCTTTGCTATGTAGATTTAAAGCAACTATAAGCGTTAGGACAAATGGTAAAACTTTTAAAGAAAGTACAACCATAGGAGTAGTTAATGAAAATGGTGATAAACAACTACACAAAGAAGTGATAGAAAACTTTAGGAGTATTTGTAAAGAAAAGCTGAGAACCAGCAAAGAATTAAGGAAGAGTTTGAATATCCAAGAAAATTCCAAAGTTCGTATATATATATCAGTAAAAACTTTAGAGTGTGATGGAATATTCTAAATTTAAAAGGAAACAACAACGATGAGTAAAGTAAGTGAAATAATTAATTTAACAACGCCTAGTTATCCTGGCAATTCCAATCCAATAAGCACTGCAGGTGTTGTACGACTGAACCAAGATTGTAAGACAGTTGCAAAAGAACAAGTGATAAGTAAAAATCACTTCTGCAATAAATGCCAGGGCAATGGGTATTTTTGGTCTCACAATTCGTATAATGAACCAGTGAAAGAGCCTTGTCCAATGTGTGGAGGAGCTGGTGTCTTAGATGCAGTTGTGACAATAGAATGGAAACAACAAATAAATAATAAGTAAAGATGAAGAATATTTTAACGAACATCGCAAGCTGGTTTAGAACTACTTGCGAAAATGAGAAAAAGACAAGAAGAATTGAACTTGAGAATAGAGTTTGCAACGATGCAAAAGTAGCAATCCAAATAACAGAATACAATGGTACTTTATACGTTTGCCACAACGACTTGCCTTTGATTCCTGTTGAGAGCTTAAAAAATGGCGTGAATGACACTTTAACTGTTGCACGCCAGGTGTATGTAAATTATAAATTATCGCAATATGAAAGGTAAATTTTATTTTGAAACAAGGTGTGGAAAGAAGCACCCAAAGTGGATAAAGCTACTTGAGCAATATTTTCGCTTTATCACTTCTAAAAGCAATGAAAGCTTTACCTGGATTACTCTTTGCGCTGAAATGAACGAGGAACTTCTTGCAATAAAAAAGCGAACAGTTCTGAATGAAAAAACCAATCTCACTGCAGAGATTTGCGAAGATAAGGATGAGTACTCCATCGAGATTAAAAGAAATCAAGTGACAATGGCTGTAATTAGATTTAGAGAGAACTAGAGAGAATGAAAAAGATAAATAATTACAAGTATTTCTACTTTCTTCTTCGCTACATCTACACAGATAAAGAGGAACAAGAAGAATATAAAAGAGCTCTTATCTCACGCATTACCGATGGAAGAACAACCAGCTTAAGAGAGATTGACGATAGAGAGTATTTCACTCTGATAAATCAACTTGAGGACATTGTAGGGATAAAAGATAAGATTAGGAAAGAGCGAAGTGCAACATTAAAGCTCTTGCAAAAGGAGTTTAACGTTGACACGACTAACTGGAATAAAGTCGATGCCATTTGTCTTTCTAAAAGAATTGCAGGAAAACCCTTCAGGTTCTTAAATATAATGGAGCATGGTGCGGTGAGACAAAAGTTATACAGCATTCTTTCAAAGGGTGGTTTTAAGGCTCGAAAGAAAGACATCTTACAAGAACTTCAAATTGTGATCATCAGAGAGAACGCAAATAAGAAGAACAATATTAATAATCAAAACAAGTATAATTAAATGGAAAATAAATCAATGTTAGCAGGTTTAACTGCAGAGGAAAAGAAGCAACTACTAAAAGAGTTGCAGAATGAAGAGAAGCAAGAACGTGTAGGAAAGCGCAACGCTTACGAAGCTTTAAGAAAAGAACTACTTCTACAGGTTGAATCTAAGCTATTGGCTGTAGCAACAGATGTTGCATTGTTTAAAGACTGGTTAAATAAAGAATGTGAGTCCTTTAAGGAAGTGATGAGCGAATATGGACAACTTCGCAAAAGCGAGCAGCGCAACTTTACACTTGTAAATGGTTCTTTCAAGTTGGAAGTCTCTTCGAATAGTGTAAAAGGTTTTGATGAGCGTGCAAATATCGCCGCAGAAAGACTTGTGAAATACCTTGAGGAGTATGCAAAGAAAACCGACAAAGGCACTGCAGATCCAATGTATCAACTTGCTATGACTCTTTTAGAGCGTAACAAAGCAGGTGATTTAGATTACAAATCAATATCAAAGCTATACGCACTGGAAGATAAGTTCGATAGCGAATATGCAGAGATAATGACATTGTTTAAGGAGAGTAATGTGGTTCAAAAGACAGCACTTAACTACTATTTCTTTCAGTTGAATGATAAGGGTGTCTGGACCAAAATTGAACCATCATTCTGTAGGTTATAGGTCTTAAAAGGTAAGGATAAATAAAGGTGGGTATTACGTGGGTAATACCCATTTTTTATTGTTGTAGATAAAACTATACGTATTTGTTTGGTTTTATGATTGGATTTTGTATATTTGCACCTATGGCAAAAGGTCGAGACAAAGAGCTCATTGAACTTCGAGACAAGAAGTTATTTGAGCGTTATTACTACTGGAGCGAAGTCCAACGCCTTCGATTCGACGACACCATCCGCAAACTAGCCTTTGATGAATTCTTTTTAAGCGAAGCAACTACGCTAAGAATTATTAAACGCATGCTTACGGAGGGTGCAACTGTTGATGGAAAGACTATAAAAAATAGCCGTTATCAAGGCTTTAGATATTCACGTCGAACGAAACCGAAGACTTCTGAACTCTCCTTTTTTGCTGAATAGCTTCTGAAATTCTACATGTGTATGTGGATTCATAAAGCTTTATCCCATGATTTATCGTTGTATATCTACTTGATGTGCGTATGAGTGCGCCATCGTTATTTGGACGAAAGCCTTGCAGTGTATTATGCAAGGCTTTTCTTAATCCCTCACGCTGCATAATTCTGTCAATTGTTTTTGAATCTCTGTGAGTATCATCGTAACAATCAATGATGAGTTTAACTACAACTGTGCACTCTCCTTCTTGCTTTAATTCAGACAGATTGCTCCATTGACAACTTGATGCGTCAATAAGAACTGCAGGATATGTAAGTGGGTACATGTCTTTATTTTCATCATCGATTGCGTCTAATTGTCCGTAATCTTCATCTACCAGTGATAGTTGAGGAATGTTCTTGTTTATTTCCTCAATGATGTTAATAATTAGTTCTTCCATATGCTTTTTCTTTTAATTCGTTTAACTTCTTTTCTATCATCTCTCTTAACTGCTGGTTGAGTTCGTAACTCTCACCTATAAATTTTCGCTGTGGTATCTTTAGTGTCTTCTTTTTCGTGAGTGCAAGGCTCATCCACATCTTTGCTTCTGGTGGCATTGTTTCAAAACTCATCTTTGCTTTTTTGTCTTTCTCTTTGCCTTTCTTTTGCCCTGCGATTGAATAAGCCTTTGCCCAGAAGAACTTCTTCATTTTGGGTGTAACTGTTATCGTTGCGCCATTATTATGATAGTTTGCGTATGGTTGTGGATTGCTTATGATAACAGTGCCTGGCAAAACTTGCGAAGAGATACTTCGCATAAGCGTATCAGTTCCAGAAGTCAAAGGCTTATAACGACTTCCATATCTTTGTCGGACGGTTGTTGCCCAACTTTGATTGCCATTGTTGGTAAAACCACCCTTTCTAAAGTTGTTTTTAAAGTGGTTTGTTGCGATAATGGCAGCCTTGCGAGGTAGTTCGTTTTGAGCTGCTTTTGCTATCTCTTCTGGGCATTTTGATATGATAAAAGCAATTTCTTTGGGTGATATTGACATTTTTATTGCATTTTATTTGGATTGTATTTAATTAAGTTGTATCTTTGTGGCGTGAGGGGAGCGTTTAATCCCTGTTGGGACACGTCCCTCATTCTGGCCAGGTTTTTTAACCTGGCTTTTTATGTAATATTATCTTACTATTATCAATACAATAGACTTCTTTAAAAGTTTTATATTGAGAAGTCCCTTTCAATCCTTTGTATTTTTTATATCCTTCATTAAAATTATCTATATTAAAATTATCAAAAGGGAAAAATAATACTGCTATTTCAGCTTCAGATTTAGACGCACAATGTTTTAATGCATTCCGAATATTATTAGGAAGGGCTGTTTCTGCTCCAGCAATTTCAAATTGAAGATCATTCCATGTACCTTCTGTATTTTTTATTTTATACGTTGAGTGATCTTCTTTTTCTAGTATTACTTTGTGTCCATTGTTAAACCCAATTCTTTGCACCGTATTTTCATACCAACCTTTATCTTTATCTAAATTATGCTCCCTATTTGTCGCTTTTAACCCTCCATTGTGCACATTAAACTCAACATCAAAATATTTATCATTTGATTTTAGGCTTTCATAATCTTGTCGTCTTTGTTTTATAAGATCTGACTCCTCCTTTGATAATTGCTCATTTATATACTCACACTTATAGCAATCCTTTTCATGGTTATTAAACCATGTCTTCACTTTATTTTTAAACCCTCTATTCTTGTAAAAACTACATTGATTGCAGTTCTTTGGAAAATAAGGATGGGTATCGTTAAATATTTTGCCATCCTTTCCAGGATTGTTTTCAAGTCCTCTCTGTGCAGGTTCAATTGGTAAATCTTCTATCACATCATCTGGTGATGCTGGGTCGTCTGTAGATTCAAGAGAGCATTTGCAGTTCCATCTGTCGCCTGGATGATGCTTATTCCAAAATGGATGCTCGACAGGAAGTGTTAATTTCTTCTCCCAGTAGCCACGATGCACGGCTTCTGCATCTGGTGATGTAGTGGGCATCCATCGCAAGTTAGGCATTATGTCCTTGTTCTCGATAAATGAACGCCAATCTGCTGCGTTATGGGCTCGAAGAACCGCAGTGTTATATTCTGTTTTTAACCATGAACCGACATGGTGAGAAGATATAGAAGATATATCTTTCATCCACTTATCAAATGGCTTTAATTTGCCGTTATCGTCTTGCAATTTTGAAGCCATGCTTTTACTCATTGCGTGTGTTTTAAAGGCTGCAAAGACTTCATTTGCATGCTTTACTGCATTCAAAAAATCTCTATTGTGATCAATTGAAAATTCCCCTTTTGATAAGCCTTTTGCCGTTGCGTCGTTCATTATTTTAGTAAGCTCCTGCCACATAGTAGGTTCTATGGAGTTCTCTACGTCAAAACCTCCATATATGGCATTCACAAACTCGTCGAGTACATCTAAATCGAACTTAACCCCACTATCTATGTTATCAAAGTGGGTGTGGCAAGAACACTTTTTTCCATAGTAGAGTTCGTCAACTAGAAGTCTGTAATGTTGGCTTTTGCCCCTTTTGTTGGGGCTATTCCAAAAAAACTATTTAAACGCTGTTTAAATGAAGTTTTATTGTCGTTTGAATTCTCTTTTTCTTCCTCCTCTTTACTAGAATTAAGTGCAGCTTTTAACGCTTCTTTTTCTGCATTCTTTTGTTCTTTCAGTGCGTTGTAATCCTTTGGTTTTTCGATTCCAAAAGTGTCATATAGGTAATCGTCATCAATAGGTAACCCCATATTACTGCACTTCTGAACGATGTCGATTTGCTGAGCTACATCTATTTTGTCTTTTTTCGCATAGACGAACTCGCCACCATCTGTGTTGAAACCAAGAGCATTGAAAAGGTCTTTCATTTGATAGTTGAGAATGTCTAAAATAAACCCTCTATCATCTGCGTTCATTTCGTCCTCTTCTTCCTTGTGTACGGTACCTAAAGCCTGTGTTCCAGAACTGCCTACATCTGTTGTAAGTGTATTTCCTAAAATACGAATAGATATTTTGCCATCCCAGTACTCTGCAAAGGTTCTGTAGAGTTCGCTTGAACCTGATTTGTTACCTGCTTCAATTAGCGTTAAATCGCTGTCTTTGGGATGAATATATACAGCGTTTGAGCCTTGACGTCTTGCATCTTGTATTAATCTTCTTCTTGCTTCTTCATCACCTGCATCATATGTATATTCACGAATGGGCATACCAAAGATATTGCAGAATCTAGCCCAGTCACCCATATTTCCTTTTTTATAAAGCACTGCAGGTAGGATTTCTGCAAAGATGCCTAAACCTCTTTCACTACCAATAAAGAGCATGTTCTGGAAGTTTTCGATTGGAAGCCCGTCCATATCTCCCTGGAAGCGAAGTAATTTTCTCTTGATTGGGTCGTAATGCTTTCTATTGATGCTTTCAAAGTGGATGTTCTGGTCCTCTCCTACATATAATTGAAGTAACGTGAATCCCCAGAACTCCGATAATATAAGTTCTTTTCTTAACTCTTTGAACCATGGTGAGTGTAGCTGTTTGTTAATTGTGTCGTCTGGCTTTCCATTGCGCTGAAACTCAATGGGTATCTGTGTAACACCACGTAAGCGTTTTGCCATGACACCTGAAAGATGCAAGTCGAACGCTGCGCTTTCGTACATGTCATACAACCTTACACGATTTGAGTAATCAATGCTTTTAGCAGCATTAACCGAATTCATGTAAGTTTCAAGGTTAAAATGAAATAGTTCAGGCATTTGTAGCACAACGTCTGGTTGTCTTAAGCCTGGTTGTGAAATATATCCACCTTGTACAATTTTATTCTTAGTTTTTTTCATAACGATTAATCAAATACTGGTCTAACTTCTTCGCTTTTAATTTGCCAATTCGAGTTGTCTGAAAGTTCATCAGGAGGTAGCAAAGGTGCTCCTTCAATAGTGATGTCTCCTTTCATCACACCCTTAAGCCATTCTATTGCTCTTTCGTATCTATCTTCTCTGATTTTAGACATCTTGTAAGGGTTGTGTTGGCAAAAGATGTGGTAAATTGTAATGTCTAGCGCAAACATCAAGATGAGAGGATGTCTCTCTGCGCCTGTCTGTGAAAAGATAGCCTGGCAATCATATTTTTTATTGAGGTAGCTTTTCATTTCAGAGATAGCTCTATCCTCACAAATCTCTATTATTTGTGGATCATAATCCGATGTGCCTTGTCTTAAAAGGCTATCAAGTATTTCACGATGAATCGAAGCATCGTAATCTTCAAGTGATATAAAGTTTTGCATAACTTAAAATGTATAAGGGTTATTCTCGTTCAATTCATTGTAGCCAATTGTGTAAACTGGTTCGAGTTCATTTGTTTTGGTGTCTGTCATTGTAACACCACCTTCTACAGCGTCGCATCCATCGGCAGGATAAGGCATTGAAAGTTCGAAGAGCTTAAACTGATTGATAAGCTCTTGCATGTGTGGATTGTCTTTTTCTTCTTCGTTGAAGATGATGTTTCCTAGTCTATCTAAAGGCTCTAAGTTTGCCTCTATACGAGTTGCTTTGTCTGTCTTTTTTCGTGTATCTTCACGAATAAATAACTGCGTTTTGCGCTTTGCACATTCATCACGAAGTAGCGGTTTAAAAACCTGTTGATAAAAAGGGTCTTGTAGCTTATTATTTTCGATATACCAATAAACGTTGGTCTTCTTTGCGACATACTTGTCGAGTTCAAAATACCAACCTATAAAGTTGGCGTTTGTTTCGTGGGCTAAAAAGCCTTTTATGACGTAATACACGCCTTTTAGTTTACCAATGAGCCACAAGGCTTTGGTAGAACTGCCTTTCTTTTTTGAGTCTGAATAGGCAGGGTCTCCATAGCCAATAAGGAATTGAAACTTTTTTAATGATGGAACTTTGCCATATGTAAGATTCTTGAAAATCTTTCCTTCTGATACAGGATTATTGAAATACTCGCCCTGTTGTGCTTTAGTGCTAATCTTTGATAGCGTTCTATCTATCTGCTCTTCTGTATTCTTTGCAAGCCATGTGCTTTTGCCATTCTTATCACGGATATTAACGACATCCCAACTATTTGCAAGTTTGCCAGCACGTGTAATACAGCAGTCTTTTGCAATGATATTACCACACCATATAACCAGTGTAGGTTCAGAGATAGAGCGTGTAGGATACAAAGCCTTTTCCATCCAATCCCACTTTTTATTGAGCGTTACAGGATTTCTGCAATCTTCGTCTGTGTCGTAGTCGTCCATGTAAATAACATCAGGACGAATAGCCTCATTGCGCATACCACGAGGAGCAGAACCTGCACCAATGGCAATAAACTTAGCACCACAAGTGCAAGTGAATTCTCTATCTGTCCATTGACCCAATACAGGTTGCTTTCCGTAAAACTGCTGTATGCGAGGGTTATTTTCGAAGTTGATTCTGTAAGGAGTGAGCAAACGCACTGCTGCATCAATTGTAGCACTTGCAAGTGCTACGAACTTCTTGCGCTTTGTGAGTGTAAGGTACATCAAAACGAACATTACAACGGTTGACTTCGCTAGCTCTCTAGACCATGAGAGAACCTCATACCATTCATCATTAGCAATAAGGCGTTTAATTGCTTTGATGTGAAAAGGCGCAAACTCGTACTTTGCATAGCTTGGAAAGAAGTACTTAATCCACTCCACAGGGTCTTTCTCCAATCTCTCACGCATTTTATCAATGTCATAGCGAGATAGAGATTCGTCTATGTCTATATTTTTTGCAAGTCCTTTGTTGTATTTTTCCCAAATCGCAAGGGCTTGCTTGTCAGTCCATTTTACCATATTTATTTTTTGTTATTTGCCTGGTCTTTAATGAAAGCATCAAACAAGTTGTTGAACTCTTTTGCTTTATCAATGTCGATAGGTCTTAACCACGAAAGAAAGCGCATCGCAACAGACACGCAGTCAGGCACACCGATATCAGATTCTAATTTTTTGATAGCACCTGCAATCTTCGCAAGTGCATCCGCTTCTTGTGTCGTTGCAAATCGTTCACCTGGTGGACGTGAGCTAATATTGTTGTTGATTTCTACAATTTGATAACTCCATTGCGAAATGATTTGCTCTGGTGTGATTGTCTTTGAAGCCTTTATCTCCTGCCACTTTCCTTTTTCTGCCCATCTTGCAATCGTTTGTCTTGTTGTTCCAACTTTCTCTGCTATTTCTTCCTGGGTGTAATTACCATCAAGATATAGCGATTGCGCAATACTTTTTTTATTTAAGCTGTTGTCTTTTGCCATTGTAATTCTTTTAATAATGTGTAGTGCAAAGTTCATATATTTTTTACTGAAATAAAAACGCTTTATTTATTGTATGTATTTGATTTGCAATGATATACAAACGTAACGCAACCATGTAAAAGCCGTTTTTTTTATCGAAAAGTGCTCTTTATATTTGCAAAAAATTACAAACGAAAATGACAAATAGCAGCATTTTTAACACCATCCCAGGAGATGGAGAAGTCGCAATCCTTTTATATGGAAATGTCGGTGCAAAACAGCAAGTAGATTCAGAGAGAGTTGTATCAGAACTACTTGCTTTAGAGAAGATGTACAACAAGATTGATGTACGCATAAACAGCACTGGTGGCGATGTCTTTTCAGGCATGGCGATTTTCAATGCACTTCGTAACAGCAAGGCTAATATAACAATGTATATAGATGGCGTTGCTGCAAGTATTGCAGGCATCATTGCTTTGTGTGGAAAGCCTCTGTACATGTCGCCTTACGCTAAATTGATGCTTCACGCTGTTAGTGCTGGTGCTTATGGTAAGGCATCAGAACTCAGAGAAACTGCAACCCTAGTTGAAAGTTTGCAGAATGATCTTGCGTCAATGATTGCAGGTCGTTTGGGACAAAATAAAGAGGAAATTGTCGCTAAATATTTCGATGAAAAGGACCACTGGATTAGCGCACAAGAGGCTTTAGAAATGAAGCTAATAGATGGAATTTACGATATGAAAGGTGAAGATGTGAAAGCATCTACCACCGAGGAAATATACAACTATTTTAATAACAGGCTCGAACAGCCTTTAAATGATAATGAAATGACGTTAAAAGACCACTTAAAGGGCGTTGCATCATTTGCAAATTTGGCAGACGACAACGCAATTTTAGCTCATATCAATGAGCTTGAGAATGCAGCAACTAAAGTTGAAGCTCTAGAGAAAGCAGTTAATACTTACAAAGAGAAGCTAGCTGTGTTGGAGCAGAAAGAAATTACATCTTTCATTGATAAAGCTATTGCAGAAGGTAAAATTACCAACGAGCAAAAAGAAAGCTTTACAAACCTCATGAACAGTGATAGAAAGAACACAGAAGCATTGATTAACTCAATGAAAGCAAATCCTTTCGTAAAGGCTTCTTCTGTATTTGCTCCAGAGAACAAAGGTGCAGAAAATATCGCTAATAAGAGCTGGGACGAACTCGACCAGGCAGGCGAACTTGCAACTCTTCGTGCAGCTTCTTTTGAAACTTTCAAAGCGAAGTACAAAGAGAAGTTTGGAATTGATTATAAGGAGTAATCCTCTGTAATATCATCTCACCTACATTTACTTATTATTTACTTATTTATTGGTTTAAATTAAAACAAAATTACAATGGCATTAAACAAAGAAATTTGGCAACAGTCGCTGGTCGAGAACTTCTACCCATCGAACTCATTTGCTGAAAAATCAGTAGACGATTCAGTTTACGTTTCAAACCATAAGGTTCACATCCCTAATGCTGGTGCTCCTTCTGGTGTAAAAAAGAATCGCCAAACTAAGCCTGCAACTGTGAATCAACGCACAGACAACGACTTAGAATACGTAATCGACGAACTAACAACAGACCCTATCTATATTCCAAATATAGACACAGTTGAGTTGTCTTACGATAAGCGCAACAGCATCTTGCAAAATGACAAGTCGCAACTTCAAGAGGTTGCACACGTGAACTTGCTTGAGCGTTGGGGTTCGTTAGTTCCAAAAGAGCAGGTAATTCTTACAACAGGCACAAAAGAAAGAGATGCACACACTTCTGCAACATCGATTGGAAAGCGCAAGCGCATCTGCAAGGAAGACGTTATCAACTTGATGACGAAATTTGATGCAGACAACATTCCTGAAGGTGATCGCTACTTGCTTTTGGATGCACACATGTACGCTGATTTGCTAGCTGATTTAGCAGATACAGATAAGTGGGCTTTCACGAACTCTGCAGACGTTCAACGAGGCATTGTTGGAAACCTCTATGGCTTCAATATTATGAAGCGTTCAAAGGTTCTTCGTGTAAAGAATGACAAGACTTTGCTTCCTTGGGACGAAGCTGGCGAAGCAAGCGAATTAGCAGCAGCACTTGCATGGCACAAACTTTCAGTTTCACGTGCAATGGGTGAAGTCAAGATGTTTGACTCAGAGAACAATCCACTTTATTACGGTGACATCTATTCATTCTTGCTCCGTACAGGTGGATCGGTTCGTCGTTACGACAAGAAAGGTATTTACCTTCTAGCTGAAGCATCTAAATAAAAGGAGGAATGAACATGTTACCAAGAATTAAAGTTCAATTTCTTAATGGTCAATTAGGCATCGTCGGGGACTCTCCCGACGGCTTATTTGCTCTCGTTTGCGCAGCTGTAGCAGTTGCAGAGACTTTCAAACTTGACACTTCATATAGCGTTCATTCGCTAGGTGATTTGAAAAAGTTAGGTGTAACGGCTGAAAATAACCCACGCTTATTTAAGCACGTTTCAGACTTCTATAATGAAGTTCCTGAAGGCACAAAGCTTATTGTTTTTGGCGTGGACAAAACCAAAACATTCACCGAGCTTTGCGATAAAGAAAGCGGTGTAATTAAAGAATTGATCACCTCTGAAAATGGTGCTCTTCGTGGCGTCTTTGTCGCTGGTGATGGACGAGAAGCAACAGCTACAACGCAAGGCCTTGATGAAGATGTTTTTACAGCTTTACCAAAGGCGCAACAACTTGCAGAGTGGGCAACAGAAAGCCTGTTTGCACCTCTTTTCGTAGTTCTTGAGGGTCGTGGATTTAATAAAGGCACAACACTTAAATCTTTGCGCAAAGAAAAGTACAATCGTGTAGCAATTCTTATTGGTGATACCATTGCTTCTTCTGAAGGTGCTGCCATTGGAACTCTAGCTGGAAAGTTAGCAATTATCCCTGTTCAACGCAACGTTGGACGTGTGAAAGATGGTTCTTTGTTCCCTCTTGAGATGTATCTTGGTGAAAACACTGTGGAAGAATCGTTTGGTCTTGTTTCAGATTTGTACGATGCAGGCTATATCACTCCTCGCAAGTATGTAGGCAAGAGTGGCTACTATTTTGTCGATGATCAGATGGCTTGTGAGCAAACAGATGACTATTCACACTTGACAGCTCGAAGAACTATTGATAAAGCTTATAGAATTGCATACAATGCACTTCTTAACTTTATGTTAGACGAGCTCACAGTGAATGAAGATGGCACTTTGCATCAAGGTGTTGTGATGGCTTGGCAACAAGAAATCGAAAACGCCATCAATCGTGCAATGACTGCAGCAGGCGAACTGTCTGCAACAGAAGCAGGAGAAGGCTGTAAGGCTTTCATTGATGCTTCGCAGAATGTTCTTGCTACAAGTAAGATTAATGTGACTATCAAAGTTAGACCATTTGGCTATTCACGCTTTATCGACGTGAACCTAGGCTTCTTAGTTGAAGAGAGTGGCAAGTCAAAAGGTAAAAAGTAAAAATAATGCAAGGTAGATTAAGTTCTACCTTGCTATAAAACTTGAAAAAGATATGTTTAATTCAAGAGAATACGAATGGGCAGACATTACAGTCGTAATGGGTGGACGCAATATCACTGGCTTGCGTGGTATCAAATACAACATCAAGCGTGAAAAGGAATTGCTCCATGCAAAGGGTAATAAGCCACACTCTGTACAACGTGGTAATTACGATTACAGCGGTGAAATTAGCCTTGTGCAAAGTGAATATTTGGCACTTCGTGAAGCTGCTAAAGGTGATATTTTGGACACCTCGTTAGATATCGTTGTTGCTTATGGTGATCCTTCGAAAGGTGATGCCATGACAACCGACATCCTTATTGGAGTTGAGTTCACAGAAGATAATACAGAGTGGAAGCAAGGTGATAAGAACCTTGAAAAGGCTATTCCATTCATTTTTTTAAACAAAAAACAAGCGTAAAAGATGAAGTTTACTAAAGAGCAAATTAAAGAGTGGAAAGCAAAACACGGTGAGCTTTTCGAGATTACAGTAGAAGATAAGAGTTGCATCCTACATCGTCCAACTCGTAAGGATTTATCTTATGCTTCAGCGGTGAAAGACCCAATCAAGATGAGCGAAGTAATGCTAAACGCCTTGTGGGTTGCAGGTGATGAAGAAATCAAGGAAGATGACTCTTTGTTCTTGGCTGCAATTCAGAAGATGCAAGATATATTGGAGGTGAAAGAAGCAGAAATAAAAAAGCTCTAGAAGATGCTGAAGTTGATACTTCGGATGGTGTAGATATTCTCTTTTGGGACACCGTTCTTCGTTATTACCTTTCAATAGAACCCAACGAAATGCCCGACGAGGTTTGGGCGCAAACGATAAAGAATCTGAGTGAAATAAGAAAGCTAGAAAAGGATGGATAATGCTTTAAAATTTTTAATCAAGATAACGGCAACGCCAGGTAATACTTTGGCAACGGCTCGCATTTGCGAAAAACAGCTTGATAACATAAAATTAAAATCTTTGGAGGCGAAAACGGCACTTACAAAGACGTTTAATTTTAGTTCTTTCAAGTCTGGCTTGATGGGCATTCCTGGAATGGCTTTCTTAATGAATCCTATGACGCTCATCGGTGCTGGTATCGGTGCTGTTTCACGACTTGGAGCGCAAGCCGAGAGCACCGCTGTAGCGTTTAAAACACTTGTAGGCGACGAGAAAAAAGCAGGTGAAATGCTTAAAGAAATAGGCGACTTTGCGAACCATTCACCATTCGGAAAAATGGAACTTGTAGAAGGTGCGCAGCAGATGCTTAACTTTGGTATTTCAACTGAGAAAGTTTTGCCACTGATGAAGCAGTTAGGCGATATTTCTGGTGGTAATAAAGATAGATTCGCATCTCTTTCACTTGTGATGGGTCAAGTTTCATCAACAGGTTACTTGATGGGTCAAGATTTACAGCAGTTTATCAACGCTGGATTTAACCCAGTTTATGAACTTTCAGAGATGACTGGCAAGTCTGTTTCTGAGCTTAAAGACATGATGTCTAAAGGGCAAATCACTGCAGAGAATGTAGCACAGGCAATTGCGCATGCTACAGGCGAAGGTGGTAAGTTCCACGGCATGATGGAAGCAAAAAGCCAAACGCTAGAAGGTAAGCTTTCAACACTTCAAGATACAGTTGTGACAAGTGCTGAAGAACTTGCAAAAGGCATTAATAGCCCTATTGGTGAAGTCGTTGATCAAATAACATCTATCATTCCAACTATCGCAAATGGATTACAGATGGTGTTCAAGGCATTTGGTGCATGCATCAAGTTTGTGATGAAATTCAAGACGGAATTAGCAATACTTGGAGGAGTTGTATTAGCAATCTTTACCATGTGGAAAGTCTACAATGCTGCATTAGCAGCTTATTTGGTTGTTTCAAAACTTTGTCAAGCAGCAACTGTTATTTGGACTACAGTTCAATGGGCATTAAATGCAGCCATGACAGCGAATCCTATAGGAATAGTGATTACTGCAGTTGTAGCACTTGTAGCAGCTATTGGATATGCCTGGGTTAAGTTTGCAGGATTTAGAGCCTTCTTAATTACCATGTGGGACACAATTAAGCAGTTTGGAAATATCCTAAAAGACTTCTTAATTGATAGAATTACCGACTTGGTGAAAGGTTTAGGAAGCGTTGCGACGTCACTTTATAAGTTGTTTAAAGGCGATTTTAAAGGAGCAGCGGATTCATTCACTGATGGCATTAAGCAAATAAGCGGTTATAACGCTTTTAAGAAAGCCTACATTTCAACGTATGATACTGCAACTAATATAGGTGCTAATTTCAACAAGAACCTAAAGAATGAGCGAGCAAAAGACAAAGCGAAAGCTGAAAGCAAGTCTGAGATTTCAGAACCTGAAATAAAAGGTTCAGCCAAAACAACAAGTAACGAAGTAGTTTTCGGTGAAGGCAAGAAAGGTAAAGGCAAAAAAGGCAAGAAGGGCAAACATGGCAAATCAGCAGAAGAAATAGCAACAGGAGGAAAGCGTTCAACGGCTATCACCATGAATATTTCTAAATTCTTTGACACCATCACTGTTCACATGTCAGATAAAGCAGACACAGCAGAACTTGAAAGAATAGTTGTACAATGTATTAATCGTTCGCTAGCAATTGCGACATCAACAGATAGAGGCTAATATGGAGTATAGAGAGATTTTAGACAAAGGTTTACCACTAAAGGTAAATAACAAAGCTCATCGCTTTGTACTTGAAAATCTTGCACTTCGCATCATTGGAGGCAAAGTGCCGCCATACTGGCTTTTTCGTGAGATTGGAATAGCGAATGTTGATAGCGAAGACTACGACAGCATTAAAGCTTTAAGTGATGAAGAATTGGAGGATATGGTGCGAACCAATGCACTCGGAATCCCAATGGCAATGCCTCTTGAGCTTCGCATAGAAGAACCAGGCGCAAAGTCATGGTTGCTACCATTCGAACCTATGATTAGTATCACTGGTAAAAACATCATTAAAAAGCGCAATGTGAACAAAGGCAGTGTTCGTGGAAGTATCAAAGAAAGATGGGCGCAAGACGATTACGAAATCACAATTGAAGGCGTTTTAATCTCTACAGATGGAAAATACCCCGAGCAAGATGTATCAAAATTGCGAAAGCATTGCGAAGCAGCATCTGTATCTTGTCTTTCACCATTGTTGGAAATTTTCGGAATAAATCACATCGTGATTGAAGAATGGGAGTTGCCTTTTACCAGTGGCACAGAGAACCAAAACTATAGTATCAAAGCCGTTTCGGACAACGACTACAAGTTGCTTTTAGGTCGTGAAGAATATAACGGATTGCGAAACAAATAACCTGTAACTATGTACACACTAGACTTCGAAGTAAAAATAGGCGAGTTCTACCTTGGAATGGTTGACAGCATCACCATCCATAAAAGTGTAGAATTGCTTGCAGACACTTGTGAGATTGTCCTTCCTGCAGCTAGATTGAATAAGGCTTTAGAGGTAGAAGAACAAATCAAACGAGGAGATGAAGTAAGCGTTAGTATAGGCTATAAAGAAGTTGGAATCAAAGAAGAGTTTAAAGGTTATTTGCAAAGAATATCAACCGATGGAGGTAGCATTAAACTATTCTGTGAAGATGATTTGTTTCAATTTAGAAAGGATTTGCCAAACGAAGAACTCAAGAAGATTTCACTTAGTGACTTGCTTTCAAAGGTTGTAAAAGGCATAGGCAAAAACTACAAAATTGATTGTAGCTATACATGGGTTTACGATAAGTTTGTCATTCGAGATGCTACAGGTTATGATGTATTAAAGAAGGTGCAAGAAGAATGCGGAGCAGACATCTATTTAAAAGATGGTGTATTGCACATTCATCCACCAGGTGAAGTTATAGGCAAAGAGCGATTTTACGATTTTGCAGTGAACATCGAAGAAGCAGAACTATCTTTTAAACGAGCAGAAGATAAGAAGGTGAAAGTTGTTGTAAAAGCCATTATGCCTGACGGAAAAGTGAAAGAAATTGAAGTCGGTTCTACAGGTGGAGAAAAAGTCGAAGTAAAGTGCCACGCATCGGACACTGCAAGTATGAAAGCAAGAGGCGAAGCAGAGGTAAAAAGGCGCACTTTTGATGGGTACGATGGAAGTATTACAACATGGTTAATCCCTGAATGCAATCCTGGTGATACCGCAAGTATTCACGATGGCGATTATACTTATAAAGATGGTACTTATTTCGTGCGTTCAGTCACCACTGAATTTTCAGAAGGTGGAGGAAAACGCAAAGTTGAACTTGGATATAGATTAAGCTAATATGGACCAGTATAGAGAACTCGCAACGCTAATTAAACAGGCATCATCACATGGTGGTCGTGTAACGATTCTGCAAGGAATTGTGAAAGAAGTTAGCGATGTAACCTGTACAGTCGAGATAGGTAGTTTAACCGTTTCAGACGTTCGCCTTCGTGCTTCTGAAAAACAGGAAGAAACGCAAATATTAATCACTCCTGCAATTGGTTCAGCTGTAATCCTTGCAAGTCTTTCAGGAGATATGACAAATCTTGTAGTAGTTGCAGTGGATGTAGCGGAAAGCATCACCATCAATGGTGGTAAACTTGGAGGACTAATTAATATTGAAGCCTTAACAGCAAAGCTTAATGAGCTAGTTCAAGTATTTAATTCGCACACCCATACTGCGCCAAACGGACCGACAACACCGCCTACAACATCAGCGAATCAACTGCAAAGAGCAGATTATGAAGATGAAAAAATAAAACATTGATGAGAGCTATAAAATTAAATAACTTCGAGATAGATGTACAGCCAAAGTTTGATGATGAAGGCAAAATACTTTCAGGCTTAAATTTGGGCGACACGCTTAGACAAAATCAAGCGTTAATCTTGGTGCTTCATCAAGGAGAGCTAAAAGAACGTCCAGAGGTGGGCGTCGGCATCGAAGATATGCTTTTGGACAACGACATCCTTTATTGGAGAAGTCGAATAAGAGAGCAGTTAGAACTTGATAATCAGAATGTAGATAAGGTGAGAATTACTACAGGAGGAATAGAAATTAACGCAAGTTATTAAAAGAAAGAAAGGAGGAAATTATGCAAAAGAATACAAAAGAATGGATACAATACGGCAGTGCTTTAGGCATGCTTGCTAGTGGCGTTTGTCTGGTGTTTTTGTGCTTTTTCTTCAACAATTACGACTTGAAAGATTCTGTTTTGTGGTATGTTGGTCAATGCCTTGTTTACGCTGGTTCAGTGTTTGGCATTAAAGCTTACATTAACTCGAAGTATGGCGACATCAAGACGTTTGTTGAAAAAGAAATAAAGAAAGAAGAACAAGAACATGAACATGAACATGAGAAATATTAAATATATAGCTGTACACTGCACAGCAAGCAGTCAGCACGCAACCATTAAAGAACTCTTACTTGAGTTTAAAAGAAAAGGCTGGTCAAAACCAGGCTATCATTATATCGTTGACGTGAGCGGAAAGGTCTTTAATACGCTTTCAGAAGATGAAGTGAGCAATGGTGTAAAAGGGTTTAATTCAAATCTTATAAACGTTGCTTATATCGGTGGCATCGACCCCAAAGGAAAGCCTGTAGACAATCGAACTGAAGAGCAAAAAAAGTCACTCTTATTGCTTTTAAAAGCATTAAAAAAGAAGTACCCAAATGCTATTATTCAGGGACACAGAGACTTTTCGCCAGACACAAATAAAAACGGCATTGTAGACCCTTGGGAACGTATCAAAGCGTGTCCTTGCTTCGATGCTAAAGTTGAATATAAAAACTTATAAAACATGAGACATCTAATCTACTTACTGCTTTTATTCCTCACTACAGGATGTTGCAGTTCAAAAAAGCTAGTTGCAGCAGAAACGCATACAACGGTTGTGCGAGATTCAGTAGTGCTGCGTGATTCATTTGTGGTAAAAAACCTTACATCCTATTTCGATTCAATCGTCGTTCGAGATTCGGTGGTATTAGTCTACAATGATGTAGGAAAACTGCTATCGAAAGAGAGGTTTTTATTTCACGATAGGCAGCGCAAGACGGACATTAAAAATACAGAGCAAAATGTACGCCAGGAGCGAACGCAAAAGCAAAAGAATGTTATAGGAATAAAAAAGAAAAAAACAGTTACACACGACTTCACGCTTGCGAATTTTGCTCGAATAATAGCAATAATGATAGCTCTATTAGTGATAGCCTATGTAATATATAAATCAAGAAACTTATGGAAGTTCTTGCGAAAAATGGTCAAACCCTAGCAGATGTAGCAATCCAAGAATATGGATGTTTGGAAGCAGTTGTAAAGCTTTCACTGGATAATGGTCAAAGCGTAAGCGAAACACCAAAGCCTGGCACAAAGCTACAACTTCACCAGCATATATATAATAAGGTGTTGCAGAAGTATTGCAAGGTGCATTCAATATCACCTGCAACTGCTTACGATTCACGTTCAAAAGCTAGACAGGGAATCTTTAATAAAATCTTTAATTCATCATTTAAGTAATGGCAAGATCTATATCTGAAATAAAGCGTACAATGACAGATGCATTTATGCAAGATGAAGCAATTCGTGATGCTTATGGGATTTCATCAGACAAAACTCGTTTTGCTGATTGCTTTTCTGCAGTGAGTTTAGAAAACTTGCTTTTTTATATAGTTGCAGCGTGCCACTATGTGTTAGAAAGCATCTTTGAAAAGTTTACGCAAGACGTCGAGCAGAAAATATCAAGAGCAGTGGTTGCAAGTATTCCATGGTATTTTGATAAGGCAAAAGCTTTTCAGTATGGCGATGCGTTGGTCCTAAATCCTCGCACATTTGGATATGAATATGCGAAAGTCGACACTTCAAAACAGCTTGTAAAATATGTAGCTGTAAGAGATAGAGGTGCCTCGATTGAAATGCTAGTGTCTGCAGAGCAAGACGGAAAGCCGACACCGCTTCAAGATGACTTTTTAACAGCGTTTAAACACTATATAAATGCTATTAAAATAGCAGGAGTGGTGATAAACGTGAGAACAAGAAAAGCAGATGAATTATCTATTGCGGTGAAGGTTGTCGTTGACCCTTTGAAAATAAACCGACAGGGCGTCGATATAGCCTCATCTGAAAAGGTAGTAGAACATGCAATTGAGAACTATCTTGCAGATATTGTCTATGGTGGAACATTCAACAAAACAAAGCTTGTTGATGCTATTCAGCGTGTAGATGGTGTTGTAGATGTTGCACTTGGTGTTTGCAAATACAAAGCAGGCGATGAATTTAAAGAAATTGTAGGTAATAACTACACTGCAGTAGGTGGTAGCTTCATTGCAGTTGGACTTGATAAAACGATTGAGTATGTGGTATAACGTAGACTTTAACAGATGGATAGAGCAGCTTGTTCCACCCATCTTGCGATCAAAGGTACTTCTTGCAATTTTGAAGGCGATGATCATACCTATTATATATATACACGAGGAGTTCTTAAAAAAGAAGAACGACGTCGAAAGGAGGCTTGATACAACGGCTCAGCGAACATCGATAGAAAGCTATCTTAATGGTTTGTTCTTCTTAAAGAATAGAGAGATACAAATTGAAGAGATAGACAATAGTAATAAGGTGTATGTATACTTTGCAGATGAGAACCAGATAGCACCATTTATCAATAACAAGTTCATTCTTTATGAACTAGGAGAAGTGCCTGACAAACCTAACTTTATAGTGCATATCCCTACATTTTTATGCACATCGTTAGAGATAGAAAAAGACAAATACAAAGGAGAATTTTTGACAAAAATAGTCAATGCTTTAAACGTTTATAAACCAGCTGGTAAAAGATACAGCATTAATTTATACGAAGTATGAAAGAGATTAATTTTCACGATGGCGGAATGCCAATTCATTTGGACGACCTAAAGATACTCCAAAGCTTTTCAAAAGATGTTGTTGTGCTTTTGATTAAGTCGCTTGTAGGCGATAAAGTCGAAGCCTTTGCAATGAATCTACCAAAAGTAAAACGAGCACCTGAAGGTGGCGTTGTAGTTTCGCCTGGTGCGATGTATGCAGATGGCAATATTCTATCATGGAATGAAACACGAGTTGCAGATGTTATAGAAGGTATGCCTATATATGCTTGCATCCGTGAAGTTACATCGGATAATCGTCTTTTCGCAGACGGTCAAGAACACCCTTGCAGAATAGAAAAAGAAGTGTATTTTTCTTCTTCAAAAGATGGTGTTGCGAAAGCTTACGATATTACCATAATGCCTATTCTTGCGGATTTATTGGAGAAGAATGTAGAAGAAGGAGACTGGGTGGATATTGGAAATAGTCATCTATACAATGGATATACTGGTAAAGCTCGTGCTAGAGCTGTAAACAAACGCACTCGCATTCAGTTTAATCTGATGAGTGATGAGACATCATGGCGTGAGCCTTACGAATTAAACGGAAAACAATTATATTTAGTTTGTAATGTTGTTCCTCGTTGGGAAAAGGCTTTTTTAAAGGGTATAGAAGTAAAAACAGGATACTTGAACAAGTCTATAGGAACGCTCAAGTGGGCTCCTGGCTCGTCTGTTCTTATTTTTGAACCTGTTTCAAATTCTGCAACACCTCGAGATTGTCCAATTGTTTTAGATATTACAGTATGATGAATATTTATGATTTACAGCAACGTGCAGAAGTTCTGCGCAAGCGACATATAGAAGGCTCAATTACACCAGAAGAAGTCGGAGGATTGATTGCAGACACCCTATCGCTTATATCATCAATAGAGCAAAATAGTTCTTCATTAGCAGTGGTGAAAGTGTATTCTTCTGTTGCAGCAATGCAGGGAGACGCCTCACCAGTTGCAAATGATAAGCCTTTGCGCTTTGGGCAAATCGTCAGCGTGTACAATGAAGCAGATGCAAATGATGCCCATAATGGCGAAATATATGTATTTGAGAGTCCAGGATGGAAGCTAATCGGTAACATTAATAAAGTTGCAATTGGTGTTTCGCAAGGACAGGCTTTTCCAGGGGTAAGGGGCAAGGAACTCGAAGACAACTTAAATAGTGAGATTACGTCACGTGAACAAGCAGTAACTGCAGTTGGAAGAAAGATAGATGAAGAAAAGGTTTCTTTGCAAGAATCATTGAGAGAAGCAGAATCTACTCTTCAGAGGCAAATTGATGAAAACTATCGTCTTTTTGAGCAAAAACAAGACCAGCAAAAGGAGTTCTTTCAAAAGGCACTTTTAAAAAGAGAAGAGTTCAAAGCAAAGGTGCTCACACAAGAAGAATACAACACTCTTGTGCGTGAAAAGAAAGTCGAAGATGACAGGTGCTATCTTATACTGGAGGATGAACAATGATCAAGTCAAATAATAAAGAAATTGGTTCAGTTGAAATCGGTCGAAAGGCTGTTTCGAGGATCATGCAAGGCACACATCTTATCTGGCAAATGGTCAAGAGCTGCTTTGGTTCTGGTGTTTGGAAAAGCGAAAATAAATGGTTAAATAACGATACTTGGAAGTAGTATGGCAAAAGCAATAGACAATGAAATAAAAACCCTTACAACATCATGGGAGGGTTTTAAAGGTAGTCGAGTTGAAGAATTTATTAAATATCAATTAAGTAAACTTGGTTCAGATAAGTTTGGCTACCTCAATATTGAAAGTGGAGAAGGTGGTTTGCAAACCATGCGCTTTTTCGCAAATGAAGAAGCCTTTACACAATGGTTTGGCGATAGAACTTTGTATGCAGATAAAGTTCTAAAAGAGTTTAGCTTTTATTCTAATAAGCCAGAAGAAAGCTATACACTTCGAACCGTGATTACACGTTATCCTGCAACTTCAATGGCGCAAGGCTCAAGAAATACCCTTGCACTGTCTTACAATTGCTATTGGGGTGACAATCCTGCAGAAAAAGACACTGCAGATGGTGAAGCTACAGTAGAAATTAACGGTGTAGAAATAGCTCAGCTTACACAAGTTCTAAAAGCAAGTGGAACAGCTCAAGCAAATACTTATGAGTTTGATTTAAGCGACTATCTAAAGGAAGAAACAAACAAAGTAAAGGTTGTTGTAAGCAACTCACATGGCGCAAGAAAAGAATTCCTTTTCAATATCAAAACCTATAATATTGCTTTGTCATTCGATAACTCTTATGATGAAAGTGTAATCCAATCTGGCAAATGGTCTTTGCGTGTCAATTCACGAGGTGTTGAAGCACTTGTATATTGTCGTGTAGAAGATGGAAAACGAGCAGACACATATACAAAGAGTATCAATAATTCAAGTGGTGAATTTATCATCGACGAGTTAGAAAAGTATAGCCTTGGAGCTCATAACATCAGCATCTGGGCAGAAAATAAGCAACTGGGACTTAGAACACAAACGCTTACAACGACTTATATTAAGGGTGTGAAAAATGGAAATGGACAAGCTGCACTTTCACTTGGAAAAGGATTCATTGGAAAAGTGAAGCAGTTTAGCGTTGTGAACATCCCTTATTTTTTCTACCTTCCAGATGACGATGCAGGTAGCAAAGCAAGAGTAAAAGTGCAGCTTAAATTCAATGGTGAAACTTTGGACCTGTTGGAGCAAGAAGTAACATTGAAGCTTGATAAATCTTCAGGCTTACAAAGCGTGAATATTACACTTGATGATAATAGGTATTTGCCTTTCGTCGATGTGGTTATTTCTGTTGGACAGCTTTCTGTCACTCGAAGAATTGAAGTCGAAACAATTGGTATTTCTATTGTTGCAGCTGATGAGTGCAAAGTGTATATACCTATGCGTGGTCGTGCGAACAACGACCTTTCAGCGCAAAACATTACTTCTACATATAAAGGAGTGCAGACTTCACGATTAGTGAGAAGTGAGAACTTCATTCTAGATGAAAACAACGGCTTTTTAGATGGTCAAGGCTTAACTATAAAAGCAGGTAAAAGCGTTACACTTAAAGACTTTTTGCCTTTTGCAACAGATATAGGAGCAAACGGAAATAAGCAAGGTAGAACAATTGAGCTTGAACTTGAAAGTGGTGTGTGTAGCAACGAAAATGCAATTATTGCACAATGCTTCCATGCAGGTGTAGGCTTTAGAATTTATCCAGGTAGAATAGAGTTTGGATGCGCAACAGATAGCGTTACAACTTACTTCCCAGAAGGTTCAAGAGTAAAAGTAAGCTTTGTAATAGATGGCACAACAACCCACACACGCAACAATCTTGGTGGTGGCAGCGTTACTGAAAAAGATGTGAACCTTGCTTATCTTTATATTAATGGTGTAATTGTTCGCATGTTCGATTATACCAGCGCAAGTTGGAAGCAAGGAGTTGCTAAAGAACTCACTATTGGAAGTGAACAAGCAGACGTTAAGCTTTATTCTATTCGCATTTACGACAAAGCACTAAACTTTAAGCAAGTGTTAGATAATTTCGCTTACGACACACCAGACATCGAGGATGTGTACGATGGTGGAACTTTCGTGCGTTTTGGTAAGATTTCAATAGCTCGCAGAAATGATATTTTAAATACATCTGGAGACATTCACAATCCCGATGAGATTGTGTCATTTGATAAGGTGAAAAAGGCACTTCCAACTACTCCTATTGCTATTTGGAATATCGATGAGTTGCCTTACAATAAGAACAATCCAAATGTAGCAATCAATGCTACAGAGTTCTTGAACCCTACCTGGAATAAATCTACAGATGGCAATGCTTGTGCACCATTTAAGGTTGGAGCGCACTTGTTTAATGCCGATGGAACGTCGTCAAACGGCTATCCTTCACCATACAAGAACTGGGCAGAGATTTTCGAGAATGGAGATGGCAGCGCAGCTGAAATCACACTAGACCCCGAGCATTCAAACGAAAAGAGTACTTCTTATTCGATTACACCAGGCGTTGAACAAGGCGAAAAGGAAGTCGTACACAAGGTGAACTTTGCAAGTTCAGAAGGTATCTTTAATATTTTAGCAATGAATCTGTTCCAAGAGATATTACTAAATTCTGCAAAGACCAATACAGACCTTTACACGGCTTTCCAAAGAGTGCAAGCAGAGAGTTCTAAACCTGTCACTTATAGAAAAAGCCTCAGCGGATTTCCAGAAATAGGCTTTCGAAAAACAAGTTCATCAGGTAGCAAATCACCTGTATTCTTATCTATCTATAACTTGATAAATAACAAGTATAGCGCAAGTTTTATGGGTTTCCCTGCAAAGGATTATAAGAAAGCGCAAATATGGGAGGTAGACGAAAATGTGAACTTCTTTAATCGTGAGATAACAGATGCTTCTCTTGATGGTGGTAGCGTGGTGCAAAGCAATGCTACAAGTAGCAAGTCGCCTATTTATTATGCACGTGTTCCTAAAAAATCACCCGTAAATAAAAAGAATAAACTTGGTGCTGTGAAGTCTGCAACAGACAATATCGCAGAAGCAAATAAAGAGATAGCAGTAATTAAAAGATTCCACAACTGGGTGGTTTCGTGCAATCCTCACTTAGCAGAAAGATATAAGGTGCAGCATGGAGAATATCGCACCTTGGAAACTGCAGTTACATACAATGGTGTGCGTTATACAAAAGATACACCTGCATATCGCAAGGCAAGATTTGTAAACACTCATCAGGAGTATTTGAATAAGGTAGATGCTATTTTCTATTTCATCTTTAATCAGTTCATTATTGGTATGGACTCATTCGACAAAAACATGAGTATTGCGTTCGACGATATAGAATTGAATACAGATGGAAGTGTACGAAAAGCAACTGCACGTCTATTTGAACGTGACACCGATTCACAGAGTATGTTCAATAACTCTGGCGTTTTAGCCTTTAAGTATTGGGCAGAATGGAACGATGCATTCAACCCATTAACAGGTGAAACAGAAGGCATCCAGGGAGAAGTGTTTGATAACGACAATAACGCATGGCAGCCAAAACTAACATCAGGCTTTTCTCCTGTCTTCAATGGTCGTCTGTCAGGCTTAATAGACTTAATACATGAATGTTGGGGTGATGATATAGCAACGATGTATAAGGCTATGCGTGACGCAGGATTGAACGCAACTTACATGTTTAAACGCTATCAAGACTATTGGAAGAAATGGTGTGAAAACCTTTACAATGCAGATGCAATGGGTTACGCAAATACAGGACATTTCACCAAAGCTTATGGCGATAAACTAAAGCTAATGGAGTATTTCTTGACAAAGCGTTCACGCTATTTGGATAGCAAATACTGCTGTGGTTCTAGCGTTGTAAATAACTTGCGTTTGCGTTTATATGAAACAGGAAAAGGCTTAGCTATAAAGCACTATTCGCCTATGTATGCAAGCGTACAATGGGGTGCAAATAACTTCTCAACAGTGCGAAGTATTAAAGGTGATTATGGGCTTTTGCCTTTTGGATTCACCAATCCTCAAGACGCTACCTTTGATATTGACGATGCCGACATGATTACGGACTTAAAAACCTATTCTACAAAGGCAAGTGGAGATGTTATATATCATGGCTTAGAAGGTTTAGGTGATTTTAAATTCGACCAAAATATGACGCTTCTAAAATCACTTGAGGAACTGATAATGAACTACTCGGAGGAAAAGCCAAATACCAATGAAAGAGGTGTGTCTTTTGACCTTTCAAAATGTGGAATGCTTAAAAAGGTGATTGTTCGCAACGTTGTAAATCTTAGAAGCCTCATCAACCTTTCAAGTGGCGTTCTTCAAGAAGTTGATTTTTCAGGCACACCAATAAAAGGAGTTGTGATGTCAGAAAATAGCTCACTTACAAAGTTAGTTCTTCCTGAAAGCATTACTACGCTTAAGTTAAAAGGCTTAACGTCACTCAAAGAAGAGAATTTAAGACTTGCAGGTATTTCAAACATCGATACTTACGAGTTCGCAAATTGTCCTAAAATTAATGGGTTGGAGTTACTTCAAAAGATATATAAAGCAGGCGCACCACTATCAAATGTAACCCTTGGAGGAGTTGATTTTACAACCTCTGATGTAGCGTTCATTGCAAAACTTGCAGAAGTTGGAGCAAACGTCACAGGTAAAATCACCTTCACTTCAAATGTGAAGATAACCTATGAACAAAAGCGTGCTTTTGTGAAAGCCTGGGGGGATATTGACGATGAATCGAATAAGCTTTATATCTCTTATGAAAAATTCGCTGTGACAAATATCTACATCAGCGGTGAGCTTTACATCGCATCACCTAAAGATGTTCAGCTTTACGCCGAAGTTCGTCCAGAAAGAGGCAATAATATCAAGTCTTTGCGTTGGAGCATTTCTGAAAATAACTTTGCTACAATAGATGAAGATAAAGGTATTTTGAAGGTAAGACGTGTAGGCAATGAAAACGATTTGCCAAAGCCTGAAGCACAGGTGAAAGTGACTGCTCATTTAACAGATGGAACAGTTTTAAATGCAACCGAAGTTGTAGGCTTCTATGAACGAGGATTAGCCCTTGGAGACTATGTATATAGCGATGGAAGTTTCTCAAATAAACTTCGAAAGGATTTGACTGTTGTGGGTGTTTGCTATTACATCTCAGAAGATAAAAACGACAGACGAATCTTATCTTTAGAACAAATAAGAGATACTGCAGGTATCGACTCTTGGCGTGTTCCTTTCTCAAATGTTCAGCTTACAGATAGACCAAGTTATTCTGTGCATTTTATTCCAGGTGTAAAGCAAATCAATTTGGAAGATGAAGCCAGGAGATATAATGGTTTATCACTTTTGGCGTCTAATACTTTAGACCATCGAGCAGGCGAAAAGTTACCTGTTGGAAAAATAGACACTTTGCTTACAATAAAGCATCGTGATGTGATATTGCAAGATAGCGGCATTAATTTGCCTATACCAGTTGCAAATAGCATTGGTAGCGAATATAATAACTTGCTTTCACTGATGAATATCCATCGCCCTCGAAATGTTGACGAAATAGATAATAGTATTGCGGCATATTATTACCCAGCATTTTCTCTATGCTATGCTTTTGAACCTAACTTAAAAGGACATAATGAAAGTCTTAGCTCAGCCTTTAAAGCGCACGAATGGTATTTACCTGCGGTTGGTGAAGCTATCTATATCGTAGAGGAATACCTGAAAGCGGAAAGCGGAATATTTGCGCAAGCAATTAAAGACGGTCTTTTCTCTTTGATGAGCTTCACAGTGAACTCAAATGGCGTGAAAAGTACACCTGAACTTTGGACGTCTTCTCAGCGTGTAAATTATGGAAGAACAAATAGCGTGCGTACGATGCGTGTAGAGAGAAAATCACCAGCGGTAAAAGTAGCTGAATGCTTTGAAATAAATTATAATTATAGTAACAATTATAGAATTCAGGTAGTACCTGTATGTCAATTCTAATTAGAAATAAGTATGAAAATTACACAATCAACAAACCCCGTAAGAGTTTGGACTTCACGCCAATATGGCTTACTTTCAGTGTCATTCTCGGCTTTTATCGAGGAAAAAGAGGGTATTTTTACCTATGAGTCATTGCAACTTGAACCAGGCGAATGGGGATATGACAAAGTTCTTGAAAAACTTATTCGAGAGAAGTACTCACAATCAAAGGTAGAAGCATTAATTTGCAACTACTTAAACGAAGATGGTTTAAAAGAACATGAAAGCGAGTGGAAGGAGTTCCAGGAGTACCGAAAGAAAGCTAAAAAGGAAGCGAAAGAAATCTTTGAGTATGGAAGCAAAGAGCTTCATTTAGCAGTTTAACTTGCCCTGGGGGAGGCAAAAAAATCCCCCAACCTTTGTAAATATCATCTCACCTACATTTACTCTAAGCACGTAGCCACGGGTTGGGGGACAAAATCCTCTGCCGTGACTACGTGCTTTATATTTAAAGAGAATGTAAGTGAGAGGTGCAAAAGTACAAATAATAATCGAAAAACAAAAAACATTATGCAATTAAAGAAAAATTATTTCCAAGCACCCATACCATTTATGGGGCAAAAACGTAAGTTTATAAAAGATGTAAAGGCTATATTATCTTATTATAAAGATGATATAACAATTGTGGATTTGTTTGGTGGTTCTGGCTTGCTTTCGCATACCGCAAAGCAAGAAAAGCCACTTGCAAAAGTCGTGTATAACGATTTTGATAATTACAGCAGACGTCTAAAAGCAATACCGCAAACTAATGAGTTACTTGCTAAAATTAGGGAGTTTACGAAAGAACTTCCAAGAGATAAAATGATTGCGAAAGAGATTAAAGAGGCTATATTAGAAATTGTGAAGGCTCATGAAGATAAATATAGCTTTGTAGATTATATAACGCTGTCTTCTTCGCTTTTGTTTTCTATGAAATATATAACTAGCTTCGATGAACTTGTAAAGCAAACATTTTATAATGTTGTAAGGCAAAACGAATTCAATGCAGATGGTTATCTTGAAGGTGTAGAAGTTGTGTCAAAAGACTACAAAGAGTTATTTCAAGATTATAAAGATGCACCTAATGTGTTATTTTTAGTCGATCCTCCATATCTCTCAACAGAAGTAGGAACTTACACGATGACGTGGGGATTGAAGGAATATCTCGATGTGCTTTCAATACTTGTGAATCATGACTATATTTACTTCACTTCGAATAAATCTCAAATATTAGAGCTTTGCGAATGGATGGGTGAAAATAAGGAGAATTGCAATCCCTTTGCACACGCTACACAGGTGAAGGTAAATACAACGCTAAACTATAATTCGAAGTACACAGATATAATGGTGTATAAAAAGCATTAATTTATACTGCATTTGAATAGCGTTTAAACGTTGTTTGAATGCTGTTATAATGGAGGAAAATAACGCTTTCAAACGCAGCAGAGCGAATGATTAGAGCGTTTCGATAAATACCTTTAATTTGGTAAATATAAAGCCCCTAGCATTTGAATGTTAGGGGCTTATTTTGTGCGCAAACAGAGGAAAAAGGGGTTTTTCTCAAGGGTACACTTCGTTTTTCTTGTTTTGTCGCTTCGTTTGAAAAGGTGATTACGCTTCGTTTTGCGGATTATACATAAGACCTCGATAAAAGATATCGAGAGGGCTTCATTTTATTGTATAGCTATTGATTGTTTAGCCGTTTAGGTTTATCGATGCAAATATATATAATCATCTGTAAAGGTTTATTTTTTATATATGTATTTAATATTAATAAATAAAACTAAACAGAAATTTAACGAGAAGGGAGTAGATATAGGTGTGTTATGGCACCCAATGAAGCCCATTGGAAACCATTGCTTGCCCCTTTTTCTGAGCTTTTAAACAAAGCTTGACACAAAAGAGCATCATTAAGTTAGATTATTTAGCACACAGCCCACCAACAAAAGAGGCAGGTGTGGTTGAGGTAAAAACGAGAACTTCGTTTGCAATTAGCCGAGCGTGAAGAGCAGTTTGCCAGCCTTTTTATCTTCAGAATGAAACTCGAAACCTTCAAAATCGAAGTTTTTTAGCTGGTCGATGTACTTGCATTCGTTCTCAATGATATATCTTGTCATCGTTCCTCGACACATCTTTGCATACACAACAATGCTCTTTAGCTTTCCATCTTTGTGCACCATAAACTCGGGTTGAACCACTTTAATGGCCTTAGTAACCTTCTTCCAATCGAACAAACGTTTCATTTCGGCACTGGCAAGAT